CCGCTTATTACTCCCTTAAGTTTGCTAAAAGCACCCCATACCCCTGAAATAATTTTATATCCGGCGAATGCTGCAAACATGCCGCCAAGTATCAAAGTTCCGGTCTTGATGGTTTCTCCCCATTCACTCCAAAATGTCTTAGCTTGAGCTAATATCTCATTAAATTTTCCTAATGCGGTGGTTACATAATCCATAGCCTTAAGTACGCCGGGTATAATAATATTTGCTAAGTCTAGCATTACCGATTGGTATGCTTCTTGTACTGCTCTTTCTTTTGCTTCAAGTTCAGCACGAGCGGCTGCATCCTTATCATTTGCTGCATCCTTAGCCGCCATTTCTTTGTTGGCGGCTTCAATCTGTTCTCTTGCTGTCATTCCAGCAGTCTCAGCTAGATATCCTAAACCTTCACCGGTTAGCGCAAATTTCTTACCTAATTCTTCGCCGCCGTATTGAAGTGCGGTCCCAAGAGTTTCGTTTACTCCTGTAGCTATCTTTTTATATTGATCTAACGTGTTAATGCCCGCATTATTGGCCGCTTCTTGTTGTTTTTTAGCATCAGTGCCGGCTGCTAAATATGCATCCATACCGGCTTGTTGTAGGGCTTTGATGCGCTCGACCGTAAAACCTGATGCAGCAAGACCAGCAGTCACCTTGTCAAATGATCCTACACGCATAACACGGGTAATCATAGCAGCGGTTTCAGTACCTACAGTTTTAGAAAGTACATCACCTACCCCTTGCCGAACTTTTGAGCTAGCTCGCAATGCATCGGCTTCTTCTTGGCGCCCGTCCTTTTCTAATTGCCGAGCTTGGTTTTCCTCATTGATTATTTGTGAACGTTCTTCATACTGCGAACGCATAATTTCTTCTCTGCGTTGCTGTTCTTCCGCAGATTTACCTGTAATAGCAGACATTTTTACAAGATTTTCAGCATACGCAGTTGATTGTTCTCTCAGCTGGCGCATATCCATAGTTTGTAATTTGTATGCTTGGCCAGACATACCTTGAAGTTTGACATACTGAGCTTGCATCGCAGTTAGGTCTTCTTGCGATACACCTAACTTTGAAAATCTCATTTTTACTTCATCGCCGACATCAGCCATCTTAAGGAATTGCACTGCACCTTTACCTGCGGTTACTCCCAAACTTACTAGATTTGATCCGATGGATTCTGTCATTTTACCTAGTTGAGCCATCTTCTCACCGGCATAGCCTGCTCGGGCAGATAAGTCTGCAATATTCCTGTTTGTAGTAGGAATAACGCCGGCAAATTTAGTAATATCACGATTCAATTGAATCATGTTATCGTGCATCTTAAGGGCTTCGCCCGCAAACAAGGACACGCCCTTAACTAATCCACCTAATACTGTTCCAACGATACCAAAGCTTTTACCAAGATTAAATACAGCATCACCTGCAGATTGTACTGCGCTACCATATTTTCCAAATCCAGCCTGTGCGCTTACCATAGCCTTGGCGAAGCCTACTACTGCGGTCTCAGTAGAATCTAAAGATTTAACTAAGTTTTGTTGTGCTTTGGCTTGTTGCTGTTCGGCGACCTGTTGAGCTTCTGCTAGTTTAGTTGATCCGGATACTGCGGTATTATTTTGATTGATAAGATTGGTATTTTGACCGAGTGCCTGAGTATGTCCACTCATAGACCTCATTTGGGTTTGCATACTTGAGCTAAAGGTACTAAGGGTATCGTTCAACTCTCTAATACGTTCGTTTAACTCATTGACTGACTCAGTGTTATCTACCATGGGATGTCCTATTGATTTTATTTGACCGTTTTGCAACCAAATAAATACTATAAGACTATTTAGTGTTTACACAAACCAGCTACAAAGGAACCACACATGGACAATAATCCATTAAGACAATATTTCAGAAGACCATCAGTTTATATCAGACTACCTAGCGGCGGTGTTGGCTACGGACCGGATGATCTGATCATCCCTGAGTCGGGTGAGCTTCCGGTATATCCAATGACTGCAATTGACGAAATCACGGCACGAACCCCTGACGCATTGTTTAACGGTACGGCAGTAACGGAATTGATTAAAAGTTGCATTCCTAACATTCAGAATCCGTGGGCTGTAACAAGCAATGACATGGACGCGATTCTAATTGGCATCAAAGCAGCATCGGGAAGTGATACATTAGATATTGATTCTATGTGCCCGTCATGTGAGGAAGTTAATGCATACGGAGTCAATCTAGTCGCTATTCTAGCCAATCTCAAATCAGGAGACTATGCAAGCGAACTTGATATAAGAGATTTTAAGATAAAGTTTAGACCGCTCTCGTTTAAAGAATTGAATGATGCTGGGATGAAGCAGTTTGAATTACAAAAATCTATTGCGGGCATTGATGACATTGAAGATATTGAACAGAGAAATGCAATGGGATTCCAAGCATTAGAAAAAGTAACTATATTGACCATGGAGTTGATTGCGTCTTCAATGGAATATATCAAAACTGATACACTTGTAGTAGAAGAACAAGAATTCATCTTAGACTTCTTAAAGAACTGCGATAGAAACATCTATAACACGGTCAGAGATCATCATGCTAAATTGAAGGACGCAACAGAATTGAAACCTCTAGAGATTAAGTGTCCTAGCTGCCAACATGATTATGAACAAGCCTTTACGTTGAACCCAGCAGATTTTTTCGCATAACGCTCCTTAGTGCAGATTCCGAACGAATTAAGAAGCTATTTGAATCGTATGAAGAAGAAGTTAGCAGCATAAAGAGTACGGCCTTGAGCATGGCCTGGAATATGAGGGGCGGGGCGTCCTACGAGGACATCTTAAATATGTCTTCGTTTGAACGTGAACAAATAAGCAAGCTCATCGAAGAACATATGGAAGTTACTAAGAAATCTCAACTCCCATACTTCTAACCAACCCATAGATAGAGTAGACCTTAATCATTTAGTTTCGGTTTACTCTATCTATTTCCATATCAATCATTTAGAGTTGTCTTCGACAACTTATACCTTACTCACTTCGTTCGTTTCGGTATATCCTTTTTAATTCTGTTTAATTATAATCATACGGAAGATACATTGCCGGTTCAGAAGCCATGGTAGTGCCCCTGAGAGGCACTACCTTGACTTGGACATTGCCATGGCCCGTCATCCTTGCTGTCTGTTCCCCGTCACACTAGCCCATCTTGCTGTGTGACGCTACCGGTTGCCCTGTAAAGTTTTCTGGGACTGTAGCGAGCTTATTTCATCTCTGCAACGCATGTTCTGTGATTATCAAGACAGAGTATATCACAGACTCATTTAGGGTTCGCCTACCTAACGAGAGCCCTATCGGTATTCCACAAGTAGTAAACTACTTGTGCGTTTTGAAGGGATGCACCTTCGGCTCCAGAATCTGAACGCAGGTGTCTGCGCCCTCAAGGAGAGTCGAGAAATCCCGACCAAACAGCTATGTAGGGTTCTGTGTTAAATTACGTATTGATTGTTAAGATACTAGATGACGAGGTGTCTGTGATGCTAGGAGAGCCTGAGTATATCTTAAGTAGGTCTTTGTTGTGCTTAAAGAAGTGATCAAAATTAATGATTACCCAATCACCGTGGTTATTGGATGTGTAGTGAAAGAACTGGTCAGTGACCCAAGTCTTGTTAGTTGGTACAACGACAAATCTGCCCTTGCGATTGAATTTCATGAATAGGATATTCAAGTCACCATCGTCGGCAACATCCATCATCTGATCGATCCAAGTTTCAAGAACCTTACAGTCACCCGTGAATAACAAATGAAAGGGGAAGTCTCCATAAAACTTGCATTCAGCGTTAAACTTGGCAAAACTCTGACCGGGAACAATATCGCCCTTGAATGAACGAATCTGTCCTTCATGAAGAAACTGTGTACGAGATTGATTCTTGCCACCAACGTAAGCACCTGATCCAGGAGCGCGGATAAAGCTCTCTTGATAGAGTTCACTAAGAAACTTAGCAACTTCTCGCTCAAATCCTGAGCCTTTGTTCTTACTAGGTGATGGCATACTATAATTTATCGCTTTCTCGTCGGTCGAAACAATTTTTTATTCAATATCAGTAGTTGTATTGTAAGTTGTAAACCCATTTTCTTTTACAACTTTCAACACTTGCGGTACTCGACCGGCGAGTTCTTCTCTATGTGATACAAGCCAAATAGACTTGTTCCGTCTACGAGACATATCCTTAAGAATAGCCATAGAGTTTTCAACTCCGATACTATCCATACCAGAATCGATCAATTCGTCAATGAAGATCGTATTTATAGGGAAGTACAAGTTTTCCCACACGTCTCTAAATGCAAATGACAATCCAAGAATCAACCGGTTACGTTCGCCGCGAGACAAATTGTCAAAGTCAAGTTCACGACCGAGTTCTGTAATTTCAACACTCAAGTCGTTCATGAATATAACGGTGTGGGGCAAGCCAATCCTGTCCAAATAGTGAGTTAGGCGCGCATTTAAGTATGACAAGTTTTGATCAATGATTCGCTTACGAACAAAGCTGTCCTTGCTTGTGAGTAAGTCTTGCAAGAACTTTAAGTGATCACCATAGCGAGTAAGTTCATTGATCTTTTCAAAACCAACAACTTGTAGTGCTTTATTTTCCATGTCATCAATCTGTTCTAGATATGGATCAGTCTCAGCAGCTTTAACCTCAATTGACTTCTCAAGATTAGCAACAGTTGTCTTGTGTTCAACAGCTTCTGCCTCAGTATCATAATGAGTTACGGGAGGAGAACCAATATCATCAAAGGTGCATTGCTCTGCAATCTGCTCTGCATAGGGATCAGTTTCAGCTAACTTAGCTGCAATCTGACTTTGAATGTTTTCAAGTTCCGAGCTATGCTTGATTGCTTCTGCTTCGGTCTTATAATGAGTAGTAGGAGCAGTACCCAAAACAAACAACGAATTTTTATTTTTCTCTAAATCGTTTTGGGTTTGGGCAAGATCACCTTCAGCAATCACCAATAAGTCACGCTTACTAAGCAAGACACTATTATGATTTTCATCATGAAGATCCTGTCCACAAGCATAACACTTGTTTTCTTCAAGTGTTTTAATCTCACCCTCTAATTTAGCAACAATGTTCTTGTCTTTTATTAGAGTTGCCTCTAGTCCGGCGATAGTCTTGTTAAGGGCAGCAAGTTCAATCTTGTTAGCTTCATATACCTTAAGGTCATAGTGAGCCTGCAATTCAGCAGTGATATCGATGTCGCTCTTTGTATCGTAGCTGGTTTGTAGAACCTTAACATCAGCGTCACGCTTTTGCAACCATGCAGTCTGTCTTGCAATCAATGCATTACAAGCATCTTGTTGTTTCTTCTTTTCGTTATAGACAGTCAAATCACGGTGAGATTGAAGTTCGACTTCAATATTAATCTTTTGCAAATCATCATAATCAGCCACTAACTGTGATAATGCCTCATCATGTTGGCGCTGCCATAACACTTGCCTACGCCGTAGAGCTTCAATCTGCTCCAAGACACGCTTGTTAGCTTCTTCGACTGCTTTAACTCGAAACTCTTCCTGCTGAATAGCGTCTTTGTTTTGGCGAGTTCTCTCTTTAATAACATCAGCCTTCTCAGAAAGCAAAGTGATACCGAGCAACTGCTCAATGACGTTGCGCTGATCGTTCGCCCTCATTGACAGGAATGGTTCGCTATAAGTGTTCAGTGCAACAATGTGCTTGAACATATCAGGGGACATCGCAATAGCTTTTTCAATGTATGCCTGCGTTTCTTTGTTCTCGCCCTGAGCATCATCCTTACCTTCTTGCAAGTCACTGTTGATGTAGAACTTTAGAATGTTAGGACGACGACCACGCTCAATCTTATATTCAACCCCATTTGCACTAAACTCAAGCGTGACCATCATGCCTTTGCCATTGGTGCGATTGATAAGATTGTCTTTACGAATGCTGTTGATTGGATTACCAAATAACGCATAAGCAAGACCCTGAATAAGAGTAGTTTTGCCTGTGCCGTTACGTGCGCCGTCACCACCCAAGTCGAGGTTCTCACCGAGAATGAGAGTAAGCTCCTTGCTGTCAAAGTTGACAGCTTGGGTCACTGCACCGATAGATAGGAAATTCCGAAGGGTGATATTCTTTAGTACAATACTCATAAGTTACGGTAAATCTCTAGCAATAGTTTAGAATCGAATGAGGCACTCTCAATTGAGGTGATTTGGTCAATAATAATCTGATCAACAGATTCAAATTTTAACTCGCCGGGAGCAGCGTCTTGTCCAGTCATATCTACCTTCATCGGGATGAGTGTAATTTCTCTTAGTTCATATTTTGGAATCAATGTCTCGCGGATAAAATTAGCTTCTTCATACGAAATATCAATATCAAGATGTATTCTAACACTTGCTTTAGGTAAAAGCAAGCCCTCTGGGTTATCTAATACGTCACTCAACTTGTAAACGCGAAAGATGGGTTGATTAGGCCACACATGAAACTCAGGTTCTTGATCCCATTCGAGAACCATCATACCACGAGCGTCATCACCTGCGTCTGCATAGTTATGTGGAAAAGCGTTACCGATATACCAAATGTTGTTACGAGCTTGTCGTTTGTGAAAGTGACCACTGAATACTTTTTCAAATCCAGTGACATGCTGATCGTTTAGCTCACCGTGATCCGGCATTTGAACCATTGCGTTCATGTAGAAGTTGGGTAGCTCAAGATGGGAGAACAAATACTTGCCTCCCATCTTGGCCAGCTTCTTGTAGTCATCGCCAACAAGCCACGGCGCAATGACTACATTGCCTTCGTTAAACCAATCGTTAACGATTACGACATTAGGTAAGTGATTAGCCCATTCAACTGAATGAACATCTCTGCGATCACGATAGTAAAGGTCGTGATTGCCCGGGATAAAGTATACCTTTTCAAACGCAGCATTCATCTTTTCTAAAGCACGGAGGCCATACTGTAAGGTATGAATGTTGATGCTGGCTCTGTGGTGATTCCAATCACCTAAGAACAAGCAAGTTTCACACCCCTCGTCTTTTGCTTTCTGTATAAACCAATCAACAAAATCACTGCAATCTTGGTTGTGCTGTAGGCTGTTCGACTTCAATCCGAAGTGGATATCAGTGAACACTGCTGCTTTCTTGAATAGATTTGTCATATTTTGACTATAGTACCTTTAAGAGTGAAATGCAACTAAACTGGTAACCTAAATCACATTGCTTGATTTAATTTCATTCCGCTCATCTGACGAGAGAATGATGGGTTGAGACCATTCATTTCTAGAATATCGTCACGAATGTTTTGATTTCTCTTTTCGGTATTGAGTACACGGCAGAAGCTGTTAGTGATTGCTGCTGTGTAGTAAGCAAATGGGTTAGCTGACTTTGCTTCATTGAATCGAAGACCAACGTAAGTTAACTGTAGAATAGCACTTGCTTTCATTTCATCATTGTAAGTATAACCACGCCAGTTAAACTTCATGGCATATTTCTCACAAAGCATCATGTACATACGGGCCAGCTTGTTTGTGATGTTGCCGTGATCTTTATTGAAGTTTCCGTTTTCAATGCCGCCTTCCCAATGACTTTTACCAACGCACCTAAATGTATTGGCTTCGTCTAACTTGAAATGTTGAAACGGAGGGAAGTTGACCTTTACGTGAACCATGTCATCAACGTCTGCTTTAGTGGTCTTGTCTTCTAAATCTGCAAAATCAATGTCATCATCTTCATCAAAAATGATGATATCTTTAGCTGTCTTCTTCTTTGCAGTCTTGCGAGGTTGTTTTTGTGCAACAGGAACATGTTCCCAAGTCATGACACGAAATACTAAATCTTCTTTTGCGATAGTGTCAGGACTGATCTTTTCACCAGCCTCAACAGATAATCTCGTTGCTCTTACTTCTTTTGCTGCTTGAATTTGGTCTGGCTTGAATGCGTACTCAAGACTAGTTTCCAACGAACTATCGGGCATATCAATAATAAGATCGTACCGATGATATTCCGGTTCAACATAATAGCAATATGAGTTCTTACTAGTATGGATTTCTTTTAAAATGTCTTTGTTATTAAGGTAATTTACTTTTTTTGGTGCTTTAAATTTAGGTACAACTGCCATTCGTGTTTCCTTTGAGATATCAGTATACAACAAGTGTTGTAAAAATACAACACCTTTGGGTAAATTTAGCGGTTTTTTGCTGCGATAAATACTATTGAGTAATTGTATTTATCAGAGGGAAATATGTCAGCAGAATCAGTACAAGCATATGTTAATTGGATTAAGCAGTCAGACGGCATCAACTCTCAAGCCGCTAGACAGCTAAACTCCATTACCTCGCAACTTAATGCGTTAAATCCCGGTAACCCGAATTCAACCGCACAACTAGCAGCGTTGCAAAAGCAAGCACAGGCAGTTGTCAACTCTAGAGATAGTCAACTAGCAGCGTTAGGACGTCCACCCAACCCTATTAATTTTACTGAGAAAGAGCTTGCACAGGTAGGAGCGAGTGTAGGTCTAAATGCTGGTAATGGATTGATTGATTATCGAGGCGCTTTAGACTCATTGCAATCAGCAGGCGCCGCCGCACAAAGAAATATAGGAACTACTAGATCAGCCGATACTTCTAGAGGTCAACCTACGCCGGTTACCACTGGCAATGGTACATCAACCCCTGTTACGAATGTAGCAGCTTCGGCTCCGGCTAACACTACTGATCCTAGTAAGACTACTGCAAACGCTAAAGCGACAACTACTGTTAGTAAGCCGCCGCCCATCGCAGTAACGAAAGAACCATTAAACGATATTGTTATCAACACAGCTCCGATTACTGTTCCTACTATTGATATTAAAACCGGAAAGACAACCGGAAATACTACTATCAACCTTGCTCCAATTACTATTCCAGGAGAGAAGCTTGCACTGCCACCCGCTGAGACAGGTAATACCGCCCCGGCAGCTGGACCGCCTGCTGCAGGCTTGACAGCAGGCATTACAACTGCTGCCGGCGGCGCCAGCGCACAGGATCTAGCAAATTTCACTGCAAGAGCAGATTGGAGAGTCAGACTAGCTCTTGCTCCTGAATCAAAATATCTGTATAACAATCAGAACAACGCAGGAATACTAGCCCCGCTACAAAAAACAGATGGTGTTATCTTCCCTTATACCCCTGCTATAAACGTAAGCTATGCTGCACAGTATGATCCCACTAAGCTCACGCATAGTAACTATACAATGTTCCAGTACACTAGCAGCAGTGTTGATTCGGTTAGTATAACATGCGACTTTACGGCACAGGATGTATTTGAGGCTAACTATATGCTAGCAGTAATCCACTTCTTTAGATCGATGACAAAGATGTTCTATGGTCAAGATAGCGATCCGAAAAACGGCACACCTCCTCCGTTGTGTTATTTGTATGGCCTAGGTGGATTCCAGTTTGATGCGCTGCCGCTAGCTATTAATGGGTTTAACTACGTACTTCCACAAGACGTTGACTATATTAAAACTACTGGACCAGCTATTTCAGTCAATGCTCCGGCTACCTCTCCGAGTTCAAATTCTATAACTAATGTTATCGCTTCGTTCCAACGATTAGGTAAAGCCCTTAAACCGGGCGGCAAGGCTGCAGCGCCAAATTACGAAAATACTCCGGTGCAGAATAGTGATACTACAACATGGGTGCCTACTAAAATCAACCTATCGATATCATGTGTGCCGATTATGAGCAGAAATGCAGTGTCTAATCGCTTTAGTCTGACTGAATATGCAAACGGTACACTTCTACGTGGAACTAGAGCCGGCGCACAAGGCGGAGGATTCTGGTAATGTCATCAAATCAAGGATTGTATCCGGGCAGTAGCCCATACACTAGCACTAATATAGTTAATAACACTTTCTTAGATGTTATGAACTATACTCCTGTTCCAATGAATCCAAGTGATGTTTACTACACTCTTACTTCGGTGTATGAGTATCGTCCTGATCTACTTGCTTATGACTTGTATAATGATGCTAGTCTTTGGTGGGTATTTGCATCACGAAATCCCAATGTGTTAGGACCTGATCCTTATTTTAATTTCACTGCGGGTACAGACATATATATACCTACTATAGACACATTGAGAACGGTCTTGGGAATCTAATATGGCATATCCTATAGTAATTAACATTCCACCTGCCGCTACCGTAACGTATGATTATAGTAATGCAATCGGCTATACTATCGTCTCGAAGGGTGCCGGCTACTTCACTGGGAACGGGGGACTCTCGGGAGGATCCAGCGATCCCGCCGCATTAGTAGCGGCTTACATTGCATCTGCCCAAGATATCTTGGCGCGGAACCAAGCCAGAATCGGTTATATAACAGGTGAAATAACAAAATTAAATCAAAAAATAAGTGCCGACCCCGGGGCTACATCAGTGCAAGCTATACAAGCGCAAATTGCCGAGCTACAGAAAGAATCAAACGACCTAAAAGCAGTAGTCGCTTCTACCGGGCCTGCTATAGCGTCAGTGCAAGCCAGTGGCATTGCCAATGTCAATAGCGTTAAGGAAACCAGGGCCGCTGAGGCAAAGGCACGCGAAACTGCCAAACCAACACCAACAACACCGGAAACGCCTGCTACTGCTAATCCAGCTGCGGTTGGAAATACTAAACCCGGCTTAGCAGGCGCAGCATCAGATGACAGTGGTGCAAAGCAACCAAATCCTGCAGGCACAACCGGTGCTCCGGCATCTGCACCGCCCGCCGGAACTAACACACCCGGCTCAACAACTGCCCAAGGCGGAGCAACCACACCGGCTGCTGGCCCGTCTGTGCCAGCAGATCCGAATGCATCAGGTGCGTCCGGGTACAAGTATCAGGCGTCTATTCTCAGTACTCAGAAAGTCGCAACTGCCTCACAACCCGGAAAGCGTCTTCAAAACCCACTCGGTGAGTTTTCAAGCTATACATATCAGCTATCCTTGTATATGCTTACACCGGATGCGTACACCGCATTTGTTCAGAGCGGAAGAACAAAAATCAACGTATTAACCGAAGCTAGCGGCGGAACAGCCGGTGGCGGCGCATTCATCATTGCTCAAAGTGGCGGCATCGGAAAAAACGATAAAAGAGCGCCTGGGTTCGATTTCGACTACGGAATCGACAATCTTGTTATTAAGCATGCGGTAGCCGGCAAGGCAACGGGTAGTGCAAACAACGTTACTGAAATAACATTTAACATCGTCGAACCATATGGTTTTTCTTTCTTAAGTAATTTACGCAAAGCTAACGATGCATTAATAAACTATGCTAAGGGTCTTGGCAATGGACAAATAAATCCATCTAGGCAGTTTTTTGTGTTAGGTGTCCGATTCTTGGGATACAATGCAGCGGGCGGAGTAATGCAACCTAACACAAAACTGTCAAGCGGCACTGGTGTAGTTGATCCGTTGTCTCAAACCGGTTCATTATTTGAATACTTTGTTGATATTAGTATTAATCAAATTGCGTTTAAGATAGCCGGGAAGGCAGTAACTTATCAAGTTGAGGCTACCCAAACTTCTCAAGGAAAAGGGTTAAGCACCACTAAAGGATTTGTGCAGACTAATAAAGAAGTTACTGCCGGCACTGTGGGCGAGATGCTAGATCAATTATTAGTAAAATTGAATAAAGAACAGGATGATTTGGCAAAAGGCAGTCCTCCGAGTCTTGAAATCCCCAGCAAATATGAAATTATATGGTTGCCGGGAACCGAAGATATTTTTAACGCAAGTCTTGTCTCACCCGCAAGAATTGAGAAATCTCGCTGGGCTGGATCAGGAGCAAAAACATCTGCTGAATCAAACGATGCTACTGCAACTAAAACACAGTCAGCAACCGAAACAAAGAAAAACTTTACATTTCCAGCCGGCAAGTCGATTGTGCAATCTGTCAATGACGTAATATTACAAAGCTCATTTATGGACGATGCATTAACTGTTCTCTATAATACGGATCTCGTAGCTGATCCAACAACTAAATCTAACCCGAAGCAGAAATCATCAGCTACTACCTCCTTTAAATGGTATAGTTGCACACCGCAGGTAACCGAGATAAAATGGGATAAGTTGACTAAAGACTGGGCATACAAAATTAGTTATTTGATTCAAACATACGATACTCCGGCTCTAGACCTTCCGTTTGTTGCAGGTGGCAAACCTTATCCCGGCCCGGCAAAAAGATACAAATATTGGTTCACTGGTGAAAATCAAAACATAATCAAGTATGAACAAACAATGGATAACACCTATTACAATACAGTGTTAAGTGCGGGTGATTCTGTTCCTGATCCTGCAACTTCTCCTCAAACAGGCGACAAAGATAATAAATTAGGTTCTGGAAGTCAAACTCCTAAAGCTCCGAATATGCAAGCTAACGAACCTAGACAAGGTGCAACAGGTTACGGTTTGGCAGTGCAAAACTCATTCATGACTTCGCTATATGATCCAGCTGCGTATGCTTCTGCGAACATAACAATATTGGGAGATCCGGATTTCCTTACACCTGAACCATCATATTCAGCAGAACAAGTGTATGACAAATATTATGGAGCAAACGGATATAGTATAAATGCTAATGGCGGACAAGTCTTTATTGAAGTTGACTTCAAAGAAGGCGTTGATTATGTTTCATCCGGAGGGACTAATAAAGATGGGACTACCACAGCACCCGGCGTTATGAAAATCAATGATTCAATTTTGTTTTGGCAGTACCCAGAAAGTATCGCAAAAGAAATTCAAGGAGTAGCATATCAAGTAATCACATGCGACAGCACCTTTGTTAACGGATCATTTAAACAAACATTAGGTTGCGTGATTGAATCATTCGGTGAAAGTAAACAACAAATAGACGCCGCTAACGCCGGCGCCTCCCAAGTCGCTAACGACAGCACGAGAGATGCTTCTAGTACTGCGTCACAGTTTACTGGTCCAATGAGCGTTAAGGATGCACTAACAAGCGTAGTATCCGGTACACCCACAGAAAAGCCAGTAGAAAAAACAGCCGAAAAACCAACAACACCTGCTACGCCCCCTGTTAAACCCGGTGATGCAGCAGCAACACCTACTAATAAAGATGGTAAAGCTAATGATGACGGTAAAAGTACTAATTCTCCGTCAACAGTACCAACAGCCGGCCGCGAGCCGCCTACCGGATGAGAAAGATAAAGAGATAACATATGCCTCAAGATATTGTTAAAACAAAAGGTGCGTTACCGTCTAACAATCCCGCGGTTGGCGGGGGTGTTACTAATAACTTCCCGGTCTACGGCATTGTTAAGGACAATATTGATCCTACTCGCTCAGGCCGCATCAAAGTCCTTATAGGTGATAAGAGTCCTCAAGATTCTGATAGCTCTGACTCTTGGTTAACTGTCGGATTTATGAGCAACTTCTTCGGAACGATTGTAGGTTCCGGAGGAAAAGATGATAACGGAACGTATAAGTCAAATCCATCGTCATATGGTGAATGGCACGCTCCACCGGACATTGGCACTAAAGTAATTTGCATTTTTGTTAACGGAGATCCTAACTACGGCTACTATATCGGTTGCGTTCCTGAACCAGAAGCATTGCACATGGTACCGGCTATCGGTTCAAGCGATAACGTACAGTTAAACGACGGGGAATCAACTAGTTATGGTGGAGCCACACGACTCCCAGTTACTAATTTCAATTCTAACAATACAGCATTAAACGATAGCGGCGCTTTCAATGATTCTCCTAGACCAGTGCATAGCTACACTGCTTCAATTATGAATCAGCAAGGGATCATTCGTGATCCTATTCGCGGACCTATTTCATCATCTGCATCTCGTGAAACCGCATCTCGTGTTGGCTGGGGTGTGTCTACTCCGGGTAGACCAATCTATGAAGGCGGGTTCGATGATCAGACTATTGCATCAAATTTGGAGCCTGCGGGCGGCCTTGAAACCGCCACAAGGTTAAAAGTTGTTGCTCGTAGAGGTGGCCATTCACTCGTTATGGATGACGGCGACATTATTGGTCGCGACCAACTTATTAGAATCAGAACAGCACTAGGCCATCAAATTCTAATGAGTGATGATGGACAGACGTTAATGATTCTACATTCAAATGGACAGTCATATATTGAGTTAGGTAAAGAAGGCACGGTTGATATCTTCTCAACTAACTCTTTCAACGTGAGAACACAAGGTGATATCAACTTCCACGCTGATAGAAACATTAATCTTCACGCTATGGAAAACTTGAATATCCAAGCAAAAAACATTCAGACTAACTCAGAAGAAAAAACTACGATTAGATCAGGTGGCGATATCAATATGTCTGCAACTGGAAAGATTACTGGTTTAGCAGCCGGAGCAATTGCTTGGGGTGCAGGCGGCGATGCTTCTCTAGTTGGTGGAGGACAAGCATTTGTCAATGGTAGCAAAGTAAATCTCAATAGCGGTGCCCCGGGAACATCTCCGGACGCAGTGTCCCCGATTCCGTTAGTAGCACAAACTGATACACTGTATGATCCAGAAAAAGGATTTATGGCAGCTCCTGGAAAACTACTTACTATTGCATCTCGTGCTCCGGCGCATGCGCCGTGGGCTAATGCAGGTCAAGGAGTCGATGTTAAAACTTCAATGGACGCGGCAGCTAACTTGCCGGCACCCGCCCCAGCCGCAACAGAAGCAGCAAATCAAGCTGCACAAGCAACCAATCCTCAACCACCTGCAACTGCAACAGTTGCATCGGCTCCGTCTGCTACATCACCCGTATCAGCAGCGATTGGCAAGAATACTACCGCAGCCGCAGTTGCACAATCAGCTACCGCAGCCGCATCGGGTCCACTTGCAGCAGCTACAAAACAAGGCACTGCAATTATTAACACCGCACAGGGCAAGGTAGCAGCAGTCGGTGCAATGGCACAGACACCGGCGCAATTAGAACTCGGCGGTGCATTGAAACCAGGTGCTGCTACCATCGTTAATACACTAGTTCAAGCAGGCAAGTCAATTGGACAAGCATTACCTAAATCATTGTTCTCAGGTTCTGTGCCAGGCGCAACAAGCCTAACTTCACTAGTAACGAATGTCACTGCTCAGGCGACAACAGTTGTTAATACTATGCAGAAAGCACAATCAGCATTGGGTGCGGTGGGTGCGTTGACTGGTAAGGAAGCACCTACGCAGATTGCAGGTATGGTAACGGCGGCAGCATCAGTCGGAGTTGGTCCGGTGGTTGATGTTGTCAAAACAGCAGCAGCCGCTGCAGGCGCAACCACATCAGGTCCCGGAACAGCAGGCGTAACAAATGCAATTTCTGCAATATCTGGTGCTGCTAGTAGTATATCCGGAACTGTTAGCAGTGTTACCGGCGCGCTAAACTCGGTTGCAGGAACAAGCTCACTCACCGGAAATGTAAACAAAATTGCAGGTGCAGCGACCGGCGCTATAAATACCGCTAAACAAATATCCGGCGCTGTATCCAACCTAACCGGAAGCAAGAGTTCACTTACGGGCGCATTGTCCGGCTCAGTAGGCGGCGCTGTCAATGGCGCGGTGTCGAGTGCCGCAGGTCAAGTAACCGGGGCAATTAATAACGCAGTGCCGAATATAGCAGGTAAAGCTAATGCAGCACTGGGACAAGCTAATGCGGCACTGGGTAAGGCAACCGGCGCACTTGATAAGACAAAAAGTGCATTAACAGCACTCGGCGCAGGCGGCGCAGCAGCACAGCTTTCAGAAGCAGTTGGTGGATTAGGAGGCATTCAAAGCGCCCTCACTGCTATGGGTAGCGTACCGAGCTTAACTTCGCTAGTAGATAAAGCTGCGGGCGTATCGGCATCAGCATTTGACGCAGTTAAGAAATCGTTTAAATCATTCAAACCCAACATTCCTCAAAATCTCACACAGATTGCTAAGGATAATGCTGCCGAAGCCGCGGCAGTAGCAGATCAAGTAGGTCAAGCCGGAACAAAACTACTCAACGCAGCAGGTGCTGCTAGTGCTGTTGTTAAGACTCCGGGTTCATTAGGACAAGCTATAAAAACAGCATCAACTGTGGCCGGCGCAATTGGATCAGTATCGGGTGCAATAGGAAAAGTATCCTCTCTTGCAGGAGCAGCCGGCGGCCTCGGAGGGGCAGTTGGATCAATTAATAATAGTATCTCTAGTATTTCCGGAGAACTTACTAATGCGAAATCGGCACTGTCTAAAGTTTCCGGCCTTGCAACAGCAGCAACAACCACACTTAATAATGTAACCGCAGTTGTGAATACTGTTAAAAAATCCCCAACCGGTTCTGTCCTAAATACTACCATCGGCGGAATTGAAAATGCAGTAAACAATGTAAGTGCGATGGCCGGCGCCGGCGCTACAATTACTGCCGGCGGCCTTCCGGCACTTTCAAACGCAGCATCGGTTGTACAGAAGGGCGCACAAGCAGCCACATCATCTGCTATGGCTAGTGGATTATCAAATCTTCCTGGAGGGATCAACACGGTTGCTTCTGTTACAAATAATGCGCCGGGCGCAACTAATGTAGTCCCGGGTACCGCTAATATCAAGACTGCAATCACCAATGCAACCACAGCAGTGATGAATGGTCTCCCAAGTGCAGCTAGTGCCGCAGGCGCGTTAAGCAGCGTCGCAGGCGCGCTAGGTAATAACAAACTAGCAGGCACCCTGAGTAAAGTATCTGGTGCAATCGGTACTTTGAACAAGTTAGGTGGAGCTGCCGACGCACTTAAAAAGGGCCTACCCGATCTAAAGGGAGCAACAAGCGCATTAGGAGGCGCTGCCGGCGACATCCAAGGTAAGTTAAACGGATTGACTGCACTTGCGTCAGCGGGTCTTCCAGTTGGCGCAATCGCAGAATTGCAATCAGCTATATCATCTCTTGCAGGAGGCGTGCCAGGAGCAATTGGACTTCCAGCAATTGGATTCAATACTACTGATCGTGGTGCAGTCACCGCACAAATTGGCGCAGTCTTGGGTGATCCCGGTATCCCTGCTCCAAACCTTGTGGGTGAAATTCCACAAGAAACTAAGAGCGCACTTGATGATAAGATTGCTGAACTTAAGAAGAAGAAGGCTGAGATTAATGTGAAGCGCAAAGACCTTAAGGCAAAAAGAGATGCAGCGTTGAAAGAGTTCAGAAAAGCTGAGAAAAGTCTTCCGAAAGGTGATCCGGCTATTATGGCTGCATATAACGTATATTCTGCTGCATTTGACGAATGGCAAAAAGTTGATTTCGAATACCTTGATGCGGATGTTAAACTGAGTAGTGAGCAATTAGAGAAAATTTCTCCGGGATCTAAAGCTCGGGTCGATGCAATGGCACAATCACAAATAAATACTATTAATAGCGTATTTGGCACAAGTATTACTCGCAAGCCAACCGGATCTACTGGATCATCAACTGGAATAGGTGGGACCGGTTCATGACAAATCATATAAGGACAATAATATGCCTCAGTACATAGGATTCAGCAGTAAAAATGCTTGCCAACCAAAAGGAAACAACGCACAGCTAACCAATTCAATGGCATTGGGTGAGTATGCAGCACAAGGTCTTCCTAATGGTTACGGAGGCGTAGGCCAACCTACATATTGGGGCAAAAAGTTTGTCCTTACTGATGCCCAGTTAGTACTACAAGACTTTATTAATGCGCTGAATATCCCACTAGGTTCAAAAGTGGG